GACAAATTGGTAATTCTTGATGTAGTCAGAATAGCCAACACCGCTAGTCAGTCCCTGAGCCATTTTAATTAGCTCTGCCCGCAACTTATCCTTTGCCCTAATTTGCGCCTCAAGCTGTTTCCGTAGCTCCGGCTCTGGCAAATTAAGATCAAGCTGGGTAGATAGTGCCAACCTTAGCTCCGACTCACTTAGCGCGCCAAATGTTGCAGAATTCACAACGTCAATGCCTAGCTGATTAGCTACAGATCGAAGCTGCGCGGTTGCAGCATTAAGAGCGGGCAGCATATTCATGAATACCCCAGAATCTGCACCCTCATCCAAAGCATCAAGGGCCAAATAATACTTTTGGATAGACTCGTTTAATTGCTCCGCTCGCCCCATTACAGACTGCCCAGTTTCTTGGGCAAACTTAATGTCCTGCAATTTAACGGCCTCTTGCGTAGCAAGCGCCGCCTCTTCCGCAGGCGTCATTTGTGTAGCTCCAGCAACCGTCATGCGCTTGGGTTGCATAGTATCTCTATCAGTGATGACAACGTATTGCTCGCCAGTATTAGGGTCTGTTTGCACACCAGATACCGTTGGCGCATATTGAGATGTGGTAAACAGCATATTCGCTGCGGCAGAAATGCCCTCAGTATTTGTTGGGTTATTTCTAATAAACTCTGCAGCGGTTAGTAGTTGGGCCGCCCTTTGCGGATCCGTTTTTGAAATCTGATCTGCTTTTCGTTCTAGTGCTTCAGCCGTCCTGTTGCCCTGTGTCCGAAGCAGCCTCATGCCTTGCTCAGTTTCTATTTGACCTTGCAGCGACCGTGCTAGGTTGGCGTCAGGGTTAAGGCGCATGGCGTTAAACCCGATAGCCAACTGCTTGCGGTTAATTGGATCTGACAAGTAATCAATTGCACCCCTGCCAAGTCGAGACAAAAGGCCAGCCTGCTGAACCGCACCCCTTCCAGATGTTGGCCCGCCAGATACAGACTGCAGTGCAGGCGCGTTCATTGCCGCCATCATTCTCTGCACCTCTGGATCAGCCATCTGCAATTGGCGAGAGGGAACAGTCACCGGCTGCAATTGTGCCGCAGTCGGCATCGGCTGTGGGGCTGGGGCAGCAGGCTGTGGCCTACTAGGAAACGGCGCATTAACAAAATCAAATGATGATGCTGCTTGATTCCTTGGGTTCAGCGCATTTACTAAAACGTCTAATAGTGCCATGTTACGCCTTGCCTCTAAAAAACTGACTTAAAAGTTGAAAGCATTTTTAGCAACCCCGGCAAAGCTCCAAAGTTATCCTCATTAAATCCGCCATTGCCCTGCGACATCATATCCTGCGCGGTCATACCCATATTGGGAATAGAGCCGCCTAGTAGCTCTGGCCTGCCTTGGAAGCCTCCCTGCATATTGTTGCCGCCGATAGCGCCAACCAATCTCATGACTTGATCGAACGTGTCTGGAGATGCGTCAACAAGCTCAGGCATTGCTGGGGACATCTGTGGTGCTGGCTGAGAAAAAGGGCCGCCAGTGTCAACCGGAGACATAAGAGGCTGGTCAGCCATCTGCAATGCTTGACCAGCAGCCATCTCTTGCCTTTTAGCCAAGCTATCTCGGATGCCGCCCTTTTCCATGCCCATCTCTATTAGCTTCATGAGTCCCATTGCTGGCGTCATGATATGCCTCCATAGTTCACGCGGTAGTAACCATCAGGGAACTGAATAACAAGATCCGGTCTGGTCTGCATGACATCTTGAGCAAGTACGCCCATATCTGAGCCAGTTTTTCCAAGAACAAACTTGGCCTGCTTCTTCCAATCCCACGCATACAAGTTGTAACCGCCCGGGGTCTTGCCAACCCTACGGATATTTTTCTTTAACCTAACGTCAGAGCCAAGCAGCATAGACGCCCAGCCAAACAAACCCGGATCGCTAGTTGTGGTCTGAGACTGCGGAGCCTGAGTGACGCCCAAAGCCTGAGCCAGATAGCCGAGAGCAGTTCCGGGCTGCCCTTGATAAGCGCCATACTGTCCTTTTGCCGCGTCCATAAGGTTTTGCTGAAGCATCTGTTGCAGTAGACCCTGCTGCTGCATACCCTGCAAGGCAGATTGCGCCTGAGTAAATCCGAGGTTTCCGAGGTTAGCTAGTTGCTGACCAGCGCCCAATCTCATGCCAGCGCCCTGTAATCCAGCCGCCTGATTAGCGAGATTGGCTTGCAACTCCTGCTGCCTAAAGCCGCTTCTAGCCGCATTGATCGCAGCCTGATTCGCCAGTGAAGCCTGCAAGCCTGCCTGCTGATTAGCCATGCCTGCTTGAAATCCGGTTGCCTGATTCGCCAGAGCGGCTTGTAGCGCCTGCTGAGCGTTAAGCTGACCCGCCTGTTGACGCCTTGCAACATCCTGCTGTGCAAGCTGTGCAGCCGTTGTGAAGCCTTGCTGCCTCAGTTGACCACCCGTCCTCGCTTGCTGCTCTAACGCATTGCGGGCTATCTCAGCCTCCATAAGAGCGCCCCTTGAGCCACCAAACGCGCCAGCGGCTTGTGCCTGTGCAGCCGCCTGATTTGCCTGCATTAAGCGATTGCGCTCAATATCAGCCATAGATTGATCTATGACCTCAGTAGTGTAGGGGTTATAGAATCGCTCTATGTCTGCTTGCGTAGTTTGTGCCGCCTCCATGCCGGGGGAGGAAACGCGCTCAAACCCAAGATTAAAATCTGCACCAATCCTAGATGGGTCATACCGGGTGGCAGACACATTCATAGGCTGATAACCCATGATGTCTCTTGCCCCTCCCATAGCGTCATATATGCTTTGGGATGCAGCTTGAAACATATTAGGTGTGCCAGTGGTTTGCCCAGCGGCTGGTGAAGTAGGCACAGGCGTCCTGCCGCCAGTTTCATTTGGAATAATTGCAGGCTGAACAGTTCCTTGAGCTACAGCAAATCCTTGACCTGTTGTGTCTGCTGGCGGCGGATTCACAACCCCGCCCCCTTTCCCGCCAATAGACCCAAGTTTATAAGGGCCTTGCGGCAGCTGACCCTCTGGGGGCATGGCTGGAATTGATCCCGGAGCGCGCATATTGCCTACTGAGCCGCCCATTATATAAACCTCCCCATGTCAAAGTTTGGAGGCCACGGCAGATAATGAGGATATCCCGGCGGCCTACCGCCTTCCCCCGGTGCGGGGAAGTTTGGGTTTGTTTCTTCTGTTCCGTAAGGCGTAAAAAACCTATTATACGCGGCAGCCTGCCTTGGATTTCTAGCCTCAAACTCGGCTCTAGCCTGCTCAAACAGATCCCCAGAAGAGTATCCCCTAAGCCCCCCAGCAAACTCCTGCGCTTCGGGGAATCCGGCTAATGCACTTCCGCCCGGAGCCGCAAGCCCGTAAGCTGCGGCAGCATCATAAGCGCCCTGCATCCCAGCCTCTTGCATTGGCGTGAATGCGGCTACATCTGGGCCATAGTATGGCATATAGCCTATCTCGCCCATCGCAGACGCCTTGCGGAGATTTTCTTGCATGGCTTTTTCAGCCCATGCTGGAATCTCTACCTTCGTGGATTGACTTCCGCCTTTTCCGCCGCCGCCCATATTAAATTTCCTTCGCTAAACTCGTTAAATAAGGCCTGTAGCCTTTTTCGTTTAAAACCCTTTGCCACCCCTTACGACCGGCAATGCTCATTATTGTGCAGCCATTTATCTTGGCGTAATACACAGCCGACTCATCCATATCAACTATCGTATCCATGTTTCCGCCAGCAAGAAAAACGTGAAAAGCCCTTTTTCTTGGATACACAATTATCTCTGTAATGGCGCAGGCATCTTCAGCAGGCCAAAACTGCATCGCTCCCGTTTTGACCGCGTAAACGATGTCTTCAAACTCATGGGTATTACCACCCCTATCTAAAGCCGCCTCTATCCACGGCCTGCATCTTTCAAGTTCTGCGTCAAGCTCTTCCATTATACCATTAGCTATTGGCTAATTCTTACGATACTCAGCGTTGAAGAAGGCGCTGCTGGCTCGCTCGCTATTGAACTAGCAATTGCCTCTAGCTTGCCGCTGGCATCATCTACAGCCGCCATAACCTTCAGCGTGTCCTCGGCATTTACAGTAAATAATGCAGTCCTAGACACCACCAGCGCAGCGTTGTTTTGATGTAGAGCATTCTTCATCGTGCTGTTTGACACGTTTGATCCATTGATCTGGGGCCAAAACGCGAAATTAACCGTACTAGATGATGATGAGGAGATTTGTGCCGAAAAAGACACCATGTATTTTCCAGCCTCCTCAAAGGTAATCTCACTCCCCGATACACTCAGCCCAGTGTTATTGCTGTCTGCCGTGTAACTTAATGCTGTTGCCGTATTCGCTGTAAACGTCACGTTTGAGCTAATGTAAAAAAATCCATATCCGTCAGCTAGGACAATCTGGCGAAACTCACTGCCTTTAGATACAACCGGGTAGCCGTCAGTGTCCCATAAGATGATACCGTCATTTGTTGCCTTATCATCTGCATCTTTGAAAGCAACAGTTGACCTGACTCTTGACAAGTAGTCAGATAAATCTTCTGCCCACTGATCCGGGTTGTCCGGTGCGTAGGGTGGCGGTCGCTCTCTACTCAACGCCTACCGCCCCCAGAAGCCCGCATCCGTAAATCACCAAACCGCCAGTTATTGCCTTCGCCGCCATCAATCCGCAGCTTCACTTGCCGCCCGGTAAACCTAACGCTCATTGGATTGGCGGGGTTATATGGCCCGTGAGTGGTTTCTGTATCATTTGGATAGAACTTGGTCTTAAACTTCAAGGACACTTCGCCCTGAGTATCTTCCTCTGGGATCACCTCTGTAACGCGAGCAACAGTGTCTCCATCTGCAAAATCAATTGGCCCTGACTCCAAAAATACTGACGCGCTTTCATGACCAAAGCCGGTTTCATGGCGATAAGCCGCGCTGTTTGCCACCCACCAAGGCTCTTGGAATGGCCCGCTGTCAACGCCAGTTGACCTCGTTAAATCACCTATCAGCCAATGATTCTCCCTGTAATCATAGGCGACATACTTATTGCACTCATCCGCACCATTTGCCGGATAAAACCACCAGACCTCATTAAACTTTTGGTTTGCAACGCACCAGCCGTGGCTAACCTTAGACCTGTTTATCTCGGTGAAAACCTTATCATGCACCTCACAGGGAAGCACTCTGGCCTGCGTTCCGTCATAAAAAAAGAAGTTATTTTTGCCCATCCAAAACGCGCTCGGGCCAACAGATGCCAGCATATTCTTGCCAACAAGACCGCATGAGTCACCAATCTTTTGGAAGCCAAATACTGTGGGCGGCCCCTGATATGTCGCCGTCCAACAGTCCGTGGTTGTGAGCAGCAGCGTTCTGCCCCTAACAGATACGCCAGCCACCAATGATCCAGATGTTTGAAGCTCGATATCGCCAGCCTCATTAATCACGCTGGGCTGCCATTCATACAGATTTTCTCTGTCGCACCACTGAACCTTTCGGGGATTGCCTCCAGCCCTCAAGGCAAAAACAAAACGCTCTGCCGTTACAACAAGCCCATAATTGCTAGTCGGAACTTCTGTCGGGTTTGCCGTTGTGCCGTCAGCGATGTCAACGACAAGTGCGTTGGCAGAAACCTTTGTCATCGGAGTTGTTGTTGGAGCCAAAGCCCATGCAGACATATCTAGCTCATAAATCTGACCGTCAGAGTTAGATACCGCTAGTAAGTCCTCACCCCAGTTTGCCAGCGTCCACACCGTTGCCTCCGCAATGGTAAAGTCTTCCTCTCGCTCTACACCGTAGTTTCCACTTCCATAGGTGCTGCCGCCATAACCAGTGTTCTGTGACGCCTCCGCAGTCCCTGACGGAACAGGGCTTGGGGTTATGTCATAAGAGGATCCATTGCCGTCAATGATCGCAATCCGGTTGTATGACGCGGATGCAAAATATGGATTATTGGAGTTGTTTACCCATGTATGGCTGGCCCGATACTTTCTATCCTTTTTGTAAACCCGAAACTTTGATATGACACCCTCAGCATCCGTGTAAACAGAAAACCCACTATTTGATGCGCTAGTCAAGGGATTGCCGGTCGTGATTTCCTGCGTAATCTTGGTTATACCGTCTACATCCGCTGTTGTAATCGCGGTTCCAGAAACACCGTCCAGCTTTGGCAGAATGGTTCCAGAAACCAATGACTCAATAGTAATCTCAACAAAATATGTTGTACCGGCTTCTAAGGATGCAGAGGCATCTCGAAACACCTCGCCAGTACCATTGATATCAAAGGTTATCTCTCCATCAGTGGTATTTTGGCTGATCGTCCCCGTTCCGCTGGCAAGCGTTACAGACCATCCGGTTGCATCGGTAAAGTCGCCATTGGTGATTAGTTGCTCAACGTCAGCAAAATACACCCAGCCGCCAACAGGCTGTGCGGAGTTATTAGTCCAGCGTACAAGGCTAGAGTCTAGCCACCTTCCCTTGGAGTCTAGCTCGTTGCCGTGATTATAGATCCCGGCTGGTATGTCAACCTTGACAAGCGGCATTAGGCGGTGAATCCAACAAATGACCCGTAAAGCTGAGAACCAACTTTCCACAACTGCACCCAGTTGTCATTCGTTGCGTGAAGAGTTGGCGCGCTGCCATAAACCCACTTCATGGTAGGCCACGTTACCGTGTCAGATCCTACGGATGATATCTGCAAGGTAACAAACTGCCCCGCAGATAAGCTGTCGGTAATCGTCACGTTGCCGGTCATGGCAATTGTTTGGATAGTGCCATTTGATGCAGACACATCAACCGTGCCTGATGCGCCAGCACTATAAACCTCTTCCGTAATTGAGCCGCTAATATCAAGAGAAACAACAGCAGTTAGCGTCAATGCGTCAGCCGTAATGCCGTCGATATTGATATCCGCGCCGCCACCATTAAGGATGGTATCTAGCGATGTCCAGTTGCTGTTTAGCTTCGTACCCCATGCGTTTGCATCGCCACCAATAGATGGTAGGTCAAAGCTAAAATTTGTTGTCGTAGCCATGTGTAATCTCTCTTGTGATGCCCTATTTTACACCGTGTTTGTGGATGGGTATTGCCTACTCTGCCCGGGCCATATAATCCTTACTGCGCCATGATCGCCAGCTAAACCAGCATAGCCTGCGTCTGGGTTAAGGTATCTCGCGCCTGCCCTTGACGGCGCACCACCTCCATATCCCGTGGTTCCACCGATGACGCTTCCGTTTGATGACCCAACGCCACCATCCACAGCATTAGGGCCGCTTCCTGCGCCTCCAGCGCCATTTGCACCCTCGCCAAAAATCGCAGTGCCTCCACCATCTCCGCCGGCTCCCGGGATATAATAAGACCCGCCAAGAGTGCCTGATGACCCTCCTCCGCCAGCGCCACCAGCGCCATCAGTGCCGTAATCTTGCTGATAGTCGCCACCCACACCACCAACGCCAGAATAGCCGCCAGCGCCACCACCACCATTCCCCTCTCTGTTGTCAGCGCCTAGTCCGCCTGCGCCACCAGCGTTGGAGTCAGAAGACAGCGCATCGCCATCAATAAAAACAGAATCCTGAGAGGTTGAATTTGCACCCCCTTTGCCACCGGGTGCGCGGAAAAGCAAAGTGCCACCACGCGATATGGTGGTTGATCCACCGTGACCGCCGGGATATCCGCTGGAAGAATAAGCACCAGCCGTACCACCAGCGCCCACCACTACCGTTAAAGTTTCGCCTGCGGTTACAAGAAATGTGGCATAAACCAATGCGCCACCCGCTCCACCCTCAACTGTAGATCCGTAAAAGTTCGCAGAGCTACCGCCGCCACCGCCGATCATGACGGCAGATACCATGTTGACGTTATCCGGCACGGTAAAAGAATAAGATCCGCTAGACGTATAAGCCTGAGAGCCATCTGCAGCCAAACCCTGACCTGCTATCAATGCCCTAAACACTAATCAAGACCCTCATCATTTCTTTCATGCGGCATCAGAACCTCCGTCCATGAAGAGCTAACCTCCGTTGCGCTAACCCAAATACTTGTTGTCTCGGTAACATCCGCCCATGCGTCTGTTGGCTCTGCCTCTAACTCCCACTTCAGCCTAACTGCAGCTAAACCTGCGCTACTTGAGTCTGACTTCAGCGCGTTAAATAAGCGTCTACCTGCCGCAACCTCTGCAGCAGAATCAGCAATAATCTTCCCGGCTCTGGAAGATAAAAATACTGTCGGAGATGCGCTTGTTGAGGTTGGATCTGTATCTACATATCCATCAACCCAATACCCATCCGCCGCATAAACAGCGTTGGACAAAAAGCCAACGCTTGCTAACTTTCTGGTGACGCCCGCCTTGGTGGCTGTTAGCTCCGATATAAATGCGCCGGAATACGCATCATTGCCCATTGCAACAGCGGCGGCAGAGGCAGATGAAGACGCCATCGCAACTAGCTTGGCATCTCCAACCGCATACCCTTCAGCCCAATACTCTGGCTCGACGTAATAGCTCACGCATTACCCACTATATGAACCATGCCACCAACAATGCCAGCAGCAACCAAAGCGCCCAAAAGTATAAGGATTCCATCAAATACCATCCGCTGCCGTCTTCGCTGCTTGTAAATGACCTTCTCCCGCCTTGCCTTTATTTCCCTGCGGAGCGCGATCATCTCTTGATACGTCTCTGTGCCATAAGCCCAGATAATCAATTCCCTGATCTGCTTTTCCTGCTCCTCCAGCTTTTTCTTGGCGATTACACTGTTAAGCGCCTGCTGTTCTACTGTCTGCCCGTCAAATAGCTTTTTGAATACCCCCGGACTCTCTGCCTCTTTCTCGGCCTCTCTAATATCTGCCGCGAACGTATACCAAGCGCCCAGCTTTTGAGCTACAGACTCAATCTCTGCCCCTCGTTCCACTAATGTCTGGATGCCCTTGAACGTAGTCGAGGCCATCGCTATAAGGGACAGCGGATCCATTAGTCATCGCTTTCTTCTGGCTCGACCTGACTTTCAGCCTGCTCTTTGATCTTAACAATCAGGGGCCATGCACCCGTCTTGGTGGGCAAATCGCCCAATACGCCAAGGATTGCGTTTACTTCTTCTACACTCAACTCTAGGTTAATCACCAAGATACTCCCGTTCCATTTGTAGGATTAGCTTGCTCTGCAATCTGTGCATCAATAGCCGCTTCAATGGAGGACACTTGCTCGTCACCCAGAGCCGCCTTAGCCCAGCCAACAGCCGTTGCTTCGGTAATGTCATCCCACTCTACAAACGACTCTCCGGGTGCCTCAAGGCCAACGGTGCCGTATGAAGAACCAGAGCCATCTCCGTCCTCTTTAGATACACGCCAGTGTACGGTGTTGACTACGTTGGTGTGTCCGTCTTGTGACACGGTGTAGTCCATTGCTGATACAGTCCAGTTAAACATAGGTTATGCTCCTTTTA